TTCAAACTTGCCTTGACCATTGGCAGTGACTTTGACACTAGAACCCACCGGAACATTCAGGGTCGCAAGACTTGCATAGTTGGGAACCTGTGTTATTGGTTTTTGACTCTTGTTGTATCCAGGCAAGTACCAAGTGGTATAATACCAATAGTTACGTGTGTCATAATTTTGTATGCGTACTAGTTCGGTGTAACGCACAGAATTAACTTGTTCCACACTGTAAATGGTCCATAGACCATCTTGACTGCTGTCGCTGACCACTAGATAACGATATCCAATGGGCACAGCGTAGAGATTTTGAAAACTGAGTTCTTCTAGATTGGCTACTCGCAGGTTCCAAGCGCCACTGGCTGCAGTGGGTTCGGGCTCTCTGCTGTTCAGCAAGCTCAGGCTGCGGTTTTCCACTATTGGATATTGCAACAAGATAGCATTGGCTCGCTCTAGGTAGTTCTGCAGTGCTAAGAATCTGTTGACAAACATGCTCTGGCGTGGGCGGAACTGTACACCAATGCGTTCTGCTGGACTTAGGTTTGGATCTGGCACCACAGCACCGGCTGTGTCTACACCACAGAAACTGTCTTGAAGTTTTCTATACAGGTTACTGCTTAAGAAACTGTCAGCAACGTCGGCTGCAATTAACTCAAATTCTTGGTGAATGTTATTAATGGTTGCCTGCTGCTCGTAGTCGACATGCAAGATGGTATCTTGTGCGCTGATATATGGCAAGCCATTGTAGATGGCCACAGTGCTGGCATCAAGGAAGGCCACATATGGTATGCCACTGCTTCTGGGTTCTTCAATGTATCTGGCAATACCGGTGGTACTGAGTGTTTTACCCAGAGTAGTTTGTACTGTGGTAATGTCCTTGGCCCAGAAATAATAGAAGGTGCTGATTATACCGTTGCTGTCTAGGCCAGAAACTTGAGTGTATGAGGTTGTATCACGTGGGGTTCCCGGACCGGTGTAGGCACTAGGTGGTACTGTGCTCTGCACCCACTGATACACTTCTACTGTGCTGCCTGGGAACAACTGTCCCCAACGGCGTGCAGCGTAGGCCAGATTGTCTTGATTGGGATCAATGAATCGCACACTGTTAGTATCCCACCAAATCTGTCCAAGATTGGCTTCGCCCCAGAAGTTACCATTGTTATTAATGATACCAGTGTTGTATTGTGCAGGATCCACAGCACCAATGTAATTTATATTCTGTCTGGCAGCGCCAAGGATCTTACCTTGTAGTGGATCAAACCAGTCAAAGAATTCAGTGGCCGAACTCTGCAGTCGATCAAACATAAACACAGAATTGATCAAATAAACATCTACCACTGGTTGCTGTACATGGATTGGAGTCCAGGCCGGACGCAGTGTAGGGTTATCAAAGCTGGCCACACGACCATAGTTTAGACTGCTGTCACCCAGATCACTGCCTGGTGCACCCACAAGTAGTCGGCCACTGGTGTAATTGACTGCGGCTCCCCACTGGTCTCCCAGCACTATGGAGTTATCATACACTTCCTGGCCAAATACAAACTTGCCCGGATTAGACACACTACTGTTGACACTGGGCAAGTAATCGTAAGTGTACACAGCACCACCTTGAACAATGTACTTGAAGAAGTTTGTGCTGTGTGCATCAAAATAGGTAGTGCCATTGTCGAATGTGGTAGGTATTGCAGTGGTGCCGCCTGGTGCACCTACTACCAAGGTTAATGCACTACTATCGATGTTGAGACTCTGACCAAAGTAGGCAAAATCCACAGGATTAGGACTTACAATGGTTTGAGCAAATGCATAGGGTTCAAAACCTAGATCTGCAAACGCTGTGCCCGACACTCCTGGTAACACGCTGAGTCGGTTGAATTCATCGGCCGCAGCTAGATTGATCACACTGATGGTCAAAAGACCGTTGCTGACTGTGGCAGTAACATTGGGTATTCCTGCTGCTATGATAGCAGCGGCCAGGCCATCCACAGTATTATCTGGAGCATTGGGTACTGTAACCGGTGTGTTATTGATGCGAATTGTGTTGCCCGGGGTCAGCGCAGCATTGGATACAGTGGATGTTATCACTCCATACAATCTTGCCTGGTTGGTTCTGCGGTCTACGCTACCTGCATCAGGCAACACTGACCCATCCAATGGCGAGCTGGCATATACGCTACAATTTGTGGGGCACACGTTGATTACAGTGCCAAAACCTGCTGCTTGAGTTGGTGAGCCAGCAGCAAACTTTTGTACCTGACGGAATATATTGCTTTCAATTTCAATAATGTCGCCCACAGCCAAGGTCAGTGAACTAGACAGCACCACATTGTTACCTACCACACTGAATGTACCATCAAGGAATTGTGCGCTGTTGACTAAGAATTCGTTGTTTAACACCACTGACACTGGTTCTTGCCATCCCGCAGGCAATGCATAGGTTAATGTAGTGGGATCACTCACAATGTAACGAATCACACTGCGATCAAATGCATACACTGCACCGCTGTTGGCATAGTTGGTAGTGCTGTCACTGGGCGCACCAATCAACACTTGACGACCATCTGTGGTGGTGCTCACGCTGTTGCCAAATCTAGCAGTGTTGCTCAATCCTGACACTGTGATTGCTTGCACAAACTGGAAATAACTCAGTGCAGTTACAACAATGTTTGCTCCTGCTGCAGGCACATTGTTAAACACAATTTCATCTGCATACAGCGCACTGTCTGTGTTGAAACTGTAGTCTTGGAAGGGTCTTTGTAAGTCTCCATTCACTGTCACAGTAAACGAGAATATATCGCTCACTGTGGCCAAGTAAGGAGTGATAGTAAAGATGCTGGTATTGCTGATACCACTGCCTGCGGTAGTAAATGCAGTGATTGCACCGCCATCAACTGCAGTCACAGTTATAACAAGATTGTTGGCAGGTGTTGCGCCACCTATGTTTGCACCATAGATTGTGACAGTATTGCCATTGGCATAACCAGTACCACCTGACACTAATGTTGTGGTGTATACACCACGGAGATTGGTCACTGTAAACTTGGCTCCACTGCCTCCACCAGAAGTGGCGTTTTGCGAGATTGAGTAGTAGGTGTTTTTATCCAGTTGATACGATGTTCTGCGTCTAATCAAAATTGGTAAGGACTGTACTGGTGCTGTTACAAACACCACGTTGGTACTTGTAGTTGTATAATCAATGCCATATACCTGCACCACATTGTTGACCACCACAGTCAGTTGCTCGCCATTGGTAATTGAAATAGAATCTGAGAAATTATAAACTACGGTTGAGCCATCACCCACATAGGTCACATATTGATTTTCATCAATGTCTACACGACCATAGGCATACACAGTGTTGTTGCCAGGTGCACCAATGTACATCCAGCGTTCATCTCTGCTGATAGCAACATCATAACCAAATTCACCAGCTCCAAAATTTTGATCTGGTGCGACCAATAGTTGTCGTTGATCAAAAACGTTACTTTGTGCTGGGCGATAGATTACTGCCGCATAACCTTGGCTGCTGTTGCTGGCACTGGCTCCGGCCGCTGCCCATGTATTGGTGCCAATTTTGACTGCATTACCATAACCTGCTGTGCTTGTGGTTCCTAATGTCAATATGTTGGTTTGAATGTACTGATTGGTTTGATCCCGTAACCATGTATAAACCGCGCCAGCAGCACCGTCGGTGGGCGAACCAATCAAGGCCGAAAGATTGTTTTGTCCTTGAGCAACACTAGATCCAAAGCCGCTGTTGGACACAGGAACCGTGGCGCTCAATACTGCACCTTCCACAAAGGGTGCTTGTTTTTCTAGTACTTCCCAATGTCCAGATCCGTTGTTATCAACCCAGGCTTTGGCACCAGGAACCAGGCTTTGGGCATAAGGCAAGTTGATCACATCGCTGGCCTGGGCCACTCGTTGTGTCTGTAAGAAAAAGGCCAGACCTTGTGCCACTACAGTATTGGTAAATGTTAGGTCAATGGTAATTGTATTAATAGAGGGTACTGCCAGCACTCGATACACGCCATCAACTTGGGTATCCACATACTTTAATATGACCACAGCGCCAACTGATAGTCCATGTGTTTGACTGAATACCACGCTGCTGGTGCCATTTAGGTTGCTGGTCACAGATTCAATACGACCTGGTACTGGGCTGCAGCGGTAGATACCCCAATCATAATCGTTTATCTTGGCTGCCCATATAGTGGTGCCTATGCCTACAGTTTCAAGAGTGGCTGCATCAAGATTCAAGTTGCTGGCCAAATTAAACACAGTGATGTCTACATCATCTATGTTCACATAACCTGCACTGGGTAAAGCTGTGTCTGTGATCTCTGGATAGATTGTGGTAAAGATATTGGGCGACGACAGTGGGCGACCAGTGCGCCATACCTTGCTGTATAAAACAGTTTGATCTGCCAAGCTGGGTTGAGCAGGTTCAATTACTTGATACACTGACGGATCTGCTCTTAGTAAGGCCTGGTTTAACTGAAATTCAATAAATGTTTTGTTGGCATTGGCACCATAAGTGGCCTGTAAGATTGCCCAGTTTTCACGCACATAGTATTCAGCAACTTCTTTGCCAAGATTGGCATTACCAAACAAGTCAACGCTGAGTATTGTGCCTTTGTCTTTGATAAACTGCTGATACACATTGACCTGACTGGTGTCGCTGAGGTCCAAGGCACTCATATACTGTCTGGGTCTAAATCCAATCAAGCCATAGGCAAAGAGATTTTGATCCACTGCAAAGTTGGCATTGAATGTGTCGTAGCTGTTGGCCAGTTCGTTGCTCTTGTTGGGCAGGTTGGCCAACAAGCCACCTTGTATGGCTGTGTAGTCACTCTTGACCCACTGCGAGCTGTTGAATTCGGCACTGGGCTGCACAATGTCTTGTGCACTCCAATAGTTTCGCTTGTAAAGAACGATTTCGCCTTTGGTGTACTTCTTATAGGGCTGCCATTCCTTGATGGTGTTAAGATCGTTCAGTATGAAGCCTTGGGCATCTAGTTGACCGTTCCATTCCGCACTGACTGTGGCACGCACATAAATTCTACCTTGACGGGCACTGGTAGCAGGATTGTAAATCAAGTCATTGAATATGCTGACATTGTCTAAGACCACCATGGTTTCATAACTGGTAAATTTAACATCCAGGAACGAAATAATTTGATTGGTCACTGTGCGCACACTGAAGTCGTTGCCCAGGCGCGTAATAACCAAATCACGTGCTGGCACCACCTGACGATTCTGATCTAGCACTAGACTTTCAGGAGTCATCACAGTGACCGAATCCACAATACTTTGTGGGCGGCTCACGCTGAGTATGGCTGCAGCTGGATTCAAACAGATAATGGCACCATCTGCCCAACCTTGGTTATCCCAGTACAAGAACTCTTGTGCCATTTGATTCCAGTTTAGCACATAGCCATTTTCTACACCATCGAACATCAATCCTTGTCTGGCCAACAGTGCACCATAGCTCAACAAGAAATCCACAACCATGGTGGCATTGGCAAACACATAGCCATAGGGCACTTGAGCCACGTTCTTGGTATACTCTATAGGAACCAGTACAGTGGAACCACCGGCACTGATTCGTTGCTTTTTGCCGCTGGGGTTACTGATCAAGATATTGAAATAGGGATTTTGCAAACTATAACCAATCACAGCATAACCAGTGCCCGATCTTTGCACAGTAACCGCACTGTAGCCCACACGATCAAATGGTTGGTTTTTGTAGACCAGTAACTTGTAACTTTCTGGCGGTAACAACAAGCTGCTGTTTGTACTATTGGGACTGGATTTTTCAGTGTAGATGTTGAGATACTGTTTGTCAGTAAATGATGCCATACGGTAGCACAGACGCACATCAAGATTCTTCAAGTCGGCTGTGAGCAGGTCGGTGCTGTTCAATCCTGACAGTTGGTTGTAATCCACAATCCAGTTGATATAACTGGCTTTGCTGACACCGTTGCCATAAACCTCAACACCATTGGCATCCAGTCTGTAACGATCATTGTATAGGTACTGACCAAATTCAGTGTTGTATTTGTAAAGGTCGCGATCAGCAAACAAACTGAAAAATTCTGCAGGTCTGGTCAAGGCCAACATGCGCATGATGGCAAATGGATAACTGGAACTCTTGCGCCACGATGCTTCTACGGGACCGTTGTCACCAAACACCCAACTCTTTTGCCATTGGGTACTGTCATACAAGCCTACCACACTTTCAAATGGACTCAGCAGTTGACCTTCTGTGCCTGTGGGAATGACCTGTTGTAAGTTGGGTCTTGCATACTCTGGACGAATATAAGGTACAATAGGATCTGCCACCAACCCTAGTGCCATGTCGTCCCACAACACCAAGTTATCGCTAGTGTATGGTCCTGGACCGTACACATCATTCCACCAAGTGGGCTTTTCACTAAAGCCAATCAGTTGCCATGGAGTGCTTTGTGGCGAATCGGTGTCGTAAAAATAATTATAAATACCGCGCCATGCACCCAGCAGTGGCTCTTCGCTTCTGGTGTTGTCTCCGGTGAGTTTGTTGCCGGCTGCACTGTAATTCCATGTAAATTGGTTGTTGGCAAAGTAAGTCTGTGTTTTGTAATCTAAATTGTTCCAACCAATCCAGCTCAAGAAACTAGAGGATTCAATGCTGTTGATTTCATTCAGTGAATAGTCTGTGGTTCTAAATTGTCCTGGCACTACCTCTACCACTGGTAATGGAATAGCAGATTTGATCTTTAAGTTATTGAAAATTCTTGTTTCAAATTCCAACAGGATCTCATCTCTAATGTCTCCAAAGGCCACGGTGATACTGCCATCATGACCCTGAATTACCAATCTAGCTTCAACATAGGTATCATCAACATAAATTCTGGGACGATATGCTGGATACAAACCCATCTTAGTAGGTGTGTTGGGCACATAGTTACCATATGTGGGATTGTATTCTTCAATACGAACCACATCGCCCACTGCCAGTGGAGCAGTAATGGTCAGGCTAGGTGCATCCACAGCCACAGTGTATTCGTAATTGATTTGTAACAGTATGTCATTTACATAAACCAACAGTCCAAGATAATTTGAGCTGGTAAAGTTATAGGTTTGAACTGTGGAAAATACATTAGTGCTGATGGGTGTAATTGTAGTGCTGCTCTGTGCAAACACACTACCAGTGGGTACCATGTCACTCCAGTAGAATGGATTGAGACTGCTGCGCCCTTCTACTATTTCAGCCATGGCACTGTTGAGAATTTCTGGCACAGTCATGTTAATGTAGTCGTTTTGAACAACTGTGTCCAACAACTGTGTTTTGAATTTGGTGTACTCTCGATCGTTAAAGCTCAGGGCAGCAAAAATGTTATAATCTGCACTGCGCATGAAATAACCAGCCAAGGTCAGTGGCGAACTTTGTTGCACAATGTTTTCGCCATAACGACCAATGTTACCTAGGTCTCTACTATTATTAGCACCGTTGATTGGTCCCACCAGGGCCAACAAGTTTTGACCCATAGTGTCATAATGAGCTCTTGTTGTACCAAGTGTAAAATACGGACTATTAACGTTTAAGGGATTATTTTCTAAGTTACTGGGAATCTGATAAAATCCCACACTGCTGGCTTGATCACTGATCACTACCACTTCAATCACATCGCCCGGAATGTAAACGTTGTTAAGTGTGATTGTGGTGGAATTGCTGGTAGTGGACACTGTGTAATCACCAGGGCTTACAAAAACTGATCCCACAAACACCTGCACACTTGGAATGGCACCATTGGGTAAAACTGCTATGTCTAACTGCAACGGACGACCATCATAGGTGAATTTGAATTGTTGTCGTGTGTAACCTTTGGTTATGGCTGGTTGCCATCCCAGTTCTTTTTCAAACACAGTGCGTGATGCATATTGGCGCACAATACCTATGCTGATGTTGTCGGTGGTTGTTATTTTATTTTTGACATAGGTAAATGTTTCAGTGTAAAGATTGTTGTCAAATACGATGTCGCCCACATTGGCCAAACTGAGATAACGTAGCGCAAAACCCAACACAGGGTCAGTGACACCACTGGCGTTTATGGCATAGGAAAACAGTTTACTGCCCACAAATGTTGAGCTGGGATACTTTACGGCATCACTGAGGCTTATACCCGCTGAGTCATAAACATTAAACAACGGTGCTTGATTTACGCCGGTTTTTTGTTGTGCTTTGATCCAATTTACGCCGTCGTACCAAAAACTTTTTCCTTGCAATGTCTGACCGCTGAGACAGACCACAGTGTTGTCAAATAGTACATCAGCATCAGTGGCAGGAGTCAAGTTAATAATAGGTTCTGCAATCAGGGGTGGCACAGTATCTGGTGTTATAAACTGCACCACATAAATTTTGTCTCGTACATCTGGGTCAGCATCTCGGGCAAAGATAACACGAGTACCATCTGTAAAGTTGTATCCGTCTGTGCCATAACCAGTGCTGCCTTCAATGGTGCTGAATGCATCTGTCACAGAAAAGTCAATTATGTCAACTGGTTGTTTAGATTCGGTACCAAAGTCGTACAATCTGGTACCAGCACGATATTCAAGAATAGGTCGTTTGGCTCTGTAAGCATTGTCCAACACAGGAAGGATGTTGTTGTACTGAGCTGCTGCGTTGATCACATCAACGTGAAACCATCGGTTACTGCGTGTCCAAGCATTGAGATCAGGACTGGCTCTGTTGATGGTCAGGTAGTCTGGTACCAGAGGTTGATTCAAACTGGCATCAAAATTGCCTACATCAAACGGTGTACTATCAAATGGAACAGTTGCACTCTCGGTATAGGTCTCAGGGGTCACATAATTGGTCACCGGCAGCAATTTGATTGCTACGCCCACACCCTCTACATAATACTGGTTGCCAGCATAACTTGAAGGCGTGACTTGACCAATAAATTGTACCTTGAGACCATTGGTAAATGCCACTCCATTGGGACTGGTATAGTTCTTTTTGCCGATAATTTCGTCAACATTAAGAACTCCGGCGTCCACTTGGTCAATCAGTCTTATTTGACCAAAAATCTCAGGATCAGTACCGTCTTGATAGTACAGTAAATTTTTTGCAGCAGTCAACAGCGGAATCTGTTCAAAATATCCAGAGGAATTTTTATACCAATTGGTGCTGGCGTAAACATCACCATACAATATGTTGAATTTTTCCAGGTTGTTGACCGCCTCAACACTGACCAGCTTCATGTAATAACTGCCGCCCACGGCCTGTACATATTGAATCTGCCACACACTGTAGCGCAGGGCTACATCGTCTATGGGTGTGGTTTGATCAAATGTGGTAGTATCATAGCTACCAGTCAAGCCGTTGTTGGCCGAGTCTTGTGCTAATGGGTCAAACTGTGTGGTAACTAGCCAACCACCGTCCTGAGCATCGGGAATTTGATTGAGAAAAACCAAGGTACGACCATTGAGATTTCTAATACCATCAATGCCGCCATACTCAGCAAGAAATTGATCCACAAACACATTGTTGATCTGATCAAACTGCAAATCAGCCACTATCAAATCTACACTACCTATGTCAGTGAGATTGTAGTAAAAACTCTGTGCTGTGGCCAAGGGCACATTGAAAGTTACTGTGCCAAGATCTTCACCATTATTGATCACACCCAACACATCTCTGCTGCTGATGTTGGGAGCATAAGGCAATCGACCATTGACACCTGGATCTGTTTGAATCCAAAATCCAGGACCTGTGCCCGGAGTACCGTTGACAATATTAAATGTACCGGCCATTAAAAATTCATTTTTGCTGCTGTAATACAAGGTGTCGGGTGCATCTTGAGGCACTGTAAATGTCAGTAATCCTGCACTGCTACTGTTACGGCTCACACCATCATTATAATCATTGTTAACATTGAATGCCGGAGTTGATTGAATGGTAAACTTATAGTCGCCAGTCAACAACAAATTAAACACATAGGTATTGCCACGTACCAAGGTCAATGTTGGGTTGGCAATACCGTCAATCAAGAAAGCATTATTGCTTCGGTTGGTAACTCTAAAGTTTACAGTTTCTGTGGCATTTTGTGCCACTTGAAATGTGTAGTTGCCTTGACGAACCAAGGTCAGTGTGGGGTTATCTCCTTCCACACCAGAAAATGTGTACACACCGTTGGCTCGTGTGACCACAAAGTTGTCAGTTAGCGGCACTGTGCCGGCAAACACATCCACTGCATCTGGACCAGAAGGCAACCAGTAGTATTGACTGTAGTTGACCATCTTGTCAAAATCAATAAACGGATCCCAGGTGTAGTAATTACTGGTAAACAGTCTATCTGCTTTGGTGGTATTGGCGCCTTGCAAAGACAATGCATCAATCATGCCAGGATAGGTTATGGCATTGGTTATACTTTGAACATTGGCTGGATCAAGGCTGATCACGCCGGGTTCTAGTTGATAATCTGTTCTGGTGGCAGTGGGTTCGGTTACATACTTGTCATTGGGATTTACCCCAGGACCCACACTGCGTCCCACATAACCTTGAATGGTTTTGAAGTTAGGCTCTTGTGTCAACTGATCCAGTGTGGCGCCCAGCACCATCTTGTTGGTGTCAGTCTGAAAAATCTCTGGCAGTAGTTCTACTGTGCGTACACTGGCCATTAAATTACTCCACTACCAGGTGCGGTACGGATATTAGTGCTGGTCAGCGCACTGATGACTTCAACGTTGTTTACATTGGCAGCGTTGACAAATATTTGATTGGGTTCGGATCTAATTTCGTATAGATCACCAAAACTCTTTTGAGGATTGATTGGTACCAATACAACTGAACTGACCACAGTGCCTATTTGTTGATGGATATATGCTGCCAGTTCCGAAAAATAAAATGTAGCGCCAAAGTCCCATTTGTCAATGGTAAAATAATCATTCATAGCAGTGACTACCAAGTTTTTGATTTCGCTGTCTGTGACAGTGGTGTCAAAGGCTTTGATGACTTTGATAGTGGCACGAAGATCTGGTTGGGCTTTGTTACCAAACAATGGTTTGAACTGCACAGAATTTAGAATCATTGTGTCGCTTAACATTTTATAATCTTGTAATCCGCTATAGGCAGTGTTTAGTTCATCAATGGTAGGTGGTGTGGGTTCTGGCACAGTTCCTGTGACATCTCTGATGTAATTTTGATATTGAATATAGTATTCTTGTGTGACCACATAAACGTCAATGATGTTTGTGGTAGCAGGATCAATTCTGCTGGTCAACGGACTGTTGTGACGATATTGAAAAGCTAGGTCTTGACGACCAGTTCGCGCAATGTAGTCTGTGAGCAACTGTAGGTATCTGGATCCATCTGTGGCAATCAACAGTTGATAAAAGGTGCCGGTGAATGTATAGTTATCTATTGTGGTAGTCTGATTGTAGGCATAAAAAATCTGTCCTGACACATACTGTAACTTGACCAGTTCGATATCATTTTTAGTTGCGTAGTCGGAATTAACAATACCACTGTCAATCAGCACATAGCGTTGTAAGTTATCAAAATCTACTATGCGTTGGAAAAACACCAGTTTCTGTGTGGGGTTGACGTTGGGTGCCACAATCTCGTTGAAGAAGTCGGGATCATCAGGCACACCGTCGCTGTCTGAATCTTCAAATGTGACTAGCACTTGATAATCATCCACATAACCATCACTTAGCACAGGCTGTCCTGCAATGCGCAGTCGAATATCTGTGTTTTGAGGCAATGCACTGTCGGGTCTGCTGTTGGTTTTCAACACATTTACATAGTCGCGAATCACAGTGCCTGTTCTGCTGTCAAAAATTGGTTCGCCACCATAGTAGAAAAATCTTGTTTGTATCACACTGCCAAAAAAGTAATCCAAGGCTCGCGATGTCACTGTGTAAGTCACACCATCTGTGACAAATTGTACTAGCCAACTAGCATCGTTGTTAACACCTGCTGTGCTGCCAGCATTGACCTGACTCCAGGCAGCGTTTTGATCTAGGTTGGTACTGGTGATCAAGTACCAGGTACCTGGGGTACCGGTAATTGTGCCCAGGCTGTCATAGCCAATGCCAAAATTGCGTTGAAGCAACACTTGCTCGGCCATGCTTTGCTCAAATGCAGTGGGCAAGTCGGTCACAAACAGCGGTATTACTTCACTGGCTATGGCACCGGTGGGTACAAAGTTGTTCAGTGTCACAGGTCCCACGCCATTGCTAAAGTTGCCCTGTCCCTGATTGGTACCATCTAATACCACGCCAGTGGGACTGGCCCAGATAATTAATTTTTCATTGGGTTGGGTTGGTAGGCCTGCTACCAATCTGTTGTTGGCGTCAAAGAAATAACCAGCGGGTGGAACAAATTTTACCAAACTTCCCACCACAATGTATTTGAGATTACTGCTGCTGTAAGTACCAATGCTCACAGGATTACCCAGAGCATTGACAAAATATCCAGTGGTCTCATTGGCCAGTGTGGTGCTTTGATGCCAAGTGGTTGGCAATGTGCTTAGGCTCACACGTGGAAAGTAACCATAGTAAAACTGTTGCATTTCATAACCAGCCAACACAGGTTGTACTTGGTTCACAATAACATTGTTGATCTCATTGGTGGTAGCAAAAGTAAACAAGAAGGTAGGCAATGTAAGACTTTGATACAATGCACCGTCGCTGGCAAAAATGTTTGTGCTTGAATACTTGTTGGTGGGATCCACCAGTTCAAGATATCTACTTGTACCAATGGCACTACGATTCAATGCTGCGCTTTTGATAATTGAATTGTAAGCAGTGAACGGAAAGTTGGTGTAATCTTCACCGTTGACCATGCGATTCTGTGTGTAGTAACGAGCTGGTGCACGTTGCTTGATTTCAGCAATGGTTTCTCGTGGCTGAGAATTGCTAACTGGTGTAGTAAGACCGCAGGTAAAAGTAATAGTCTGTAACTGACCTGTACGGCTCACATAGCTGATAGGCACTTGCACAGCCTGCATCTCTTCTGGATTGATAATGTATTGCAAACCATTTGATGAACGCACATAACAACGGAACTGACCCACTGGTATGGCCGAGAACACACCATCACCAAAATTCAATGTGATTTGGTCGTTGGTTCTACTGCTAGTGCTATAAACTGTTCGTGGACTTGTGATTTGTTGTTCGGCCGCTGCAGCATACACACTAGGCACATAGGTCCACTCCTTGGAAATACTGCCCACGTTGTCAAGTTGGTACAGCCAACGATCAGTGTTGTTAACGCCCTCAATGTTGATATCCACAGTGCGATTGCTCACACGCTCGGCCAAGTTGAAATCTTGATTTTGTAATGTGCCTTGTTTGAAATAAAAGAAATATCCAGTGTTGGCGCTTTCAAATCCCAGTTGGTCATTGCGAAACAACACATTAAACTCACCGTTGGGTCTAGGACTAGGTTCGTAAACAAATTCTTTGTTGACAGCAGTGCTTGACACCACTTCGAAAGGCATGCTGATACCATCAATGGTGGCAGTATAAGGTATCACCGGCAAGAATCCTGGCACTAGATTAACAGTGTACTGGTCGGTGCGTACACCCAAAATTGTGGTTCGATTACCTGGACGGCCCACACGCTGGCTATCTACCAGGCTGGCGTTTATGATAGCAGTAAATTGTTCTTGCCAATTGGGGTTGGTAGGATCGGCCCAATTCACAGTGACATTGGCTAGGTTAATACCGTTGATGTCTGTGACATTCTCTGTGGTTTGTACCGAAAAAACTTTTAAGTAGCCTGACGCAGCAATGTTACGCTTGGGAGTGTAGCTCACAAGGTTGGCAAGACGAACCACTGAATCACGGCGTTCGGCTGTGTCTAAGTAGTTTTCTCTGGTGTTTAGATCATTTCTAAACGCCATGGCTTGCCCCATAAATGCCATGAGGTCCAGCAAGGCAATAAATTCGCTAGATTCAATGTAGTCATTGAATGTTTCTGGGTAGTATTGGCGCAAATAGTCAACAAAGCTCTTGCGCAAGGTTTCAAAGTCATAGCTCTGAAAGTCAGCTTCGCGGTAGGTTTGGTAGATTCTTCTCCAGTCTTCTACCCCGAAAATTGCAGTTTGTCTAGTGGATTTGGCCATAGTAGTGTGGTGTTGTTTTATTTATTGTGAAAATAAACGGCTGTGTTAAGTGACATAGCTGGCGCTGCGCGTTTGCTGATCAAAGAACAAGGCCAGTCGCTGCGCATCGGTACTGGGCACAAATGTCAGTCCTACCTGCAAAAGAATGCCATTTTGTTGAGGAAATATCTCTAAACTGGTCAACTGAATTCTGGGATCTAATCCCACCACTCGTTGTATTTCGTTCGTTAGCACTGTGCGCAACTGATCAGATTGATTTTCAAACAAATTGTCCCAAATGTTGGTTCCAACTTCGGGCCTGCCTACCAGTTGACCTTGGCGTATGTTAAATGCATTCAGCAAATCGCGTTTGATTAATTCCTGATCCACCAAGGTAAATTTCTTGGGTTGGTTTTGTGTGTTAAATCCAATAAAGGTAGCCATGATCTAGTATTTACGATGTTTGTCCACGGTAAGGATTAAGCCTAAAAGTACCTTCACCTGTGACCGTGACTGCGGCTGCATTGCCTGCTAATTCTGCTGCACTGGCGTCAGAAAAGTTAATACTAGGTACTTTGGGATTGCTGATAATGGCTGCGACCAGTTGATCCAATTGTGTACGTTGAGCAGTGTTCACAAAGCCACCCGGATCCACAGCAGGGAACAACTGTGTGAAGTAGGTATTGTAAAAATCTGTTGCATAAATTCCTTGTCTGCTGGCGGTTTCAACCTGCGCTGCTGTTGTAGCATCAGCTGTACCGTTGACCCAAGCAGCAACATTGGTGACACCAAGATTTGCAGCAGGTTGCACCAATGCTGCCACTGTGGTTGCGTCTTCTGCACCGGTTAAAATTTGAGCGTTGACAAGTCCCTGATATGCGCCGTCCATCAAGGCCACTTGCGATAGATTTTGTAGTTCTGAACTATTCAAGTAATCGGTCAAACTGCCGACACCATACTGCCCAGACCACACACTGGATGTGTTAAGCACTGTGGCAGTAAGACTGGGATCTGTGATAAGATCCAGTGTGCCTGGTTTTAGAAATCCTAGAGATGTCAGTGCTGCCACACTTTGCCCATAAATTCCCACTCCATACTTGGCCAAGTCGTTGCCCACATACACCGGTACATTGTTGGTGTTGTATTGCCAACCCGGTAAAAGATTACCTACTTGATCAAATGCTGGTCTAGACGCCGCAGAGGCAGCTTGGGCTGTAAGTGTGGTCACCAACTGTTGATTCAATAGGTTGTTGGGTCCTATACCTCTATTGGCCAATGGTTCCGACAAAATGTTGTTAGCGACAACTTTGTCGATGGGTTGAGTAGCGGCTGCACGAGCTACTGCTTGTTTGGTCGCGGCATTGACTGTGGTGCTGCCAGTAGTGGTCACTGTGTTGGCAGTGGTAGTGGTCACATTACCAACTGTGGTTGTTGTGGTTGTTGTGATAGTTGTGGCATTGGCTGTGTTTAGGCTGGCAGTGGCATTGACCCCTTGACCATGATAAGGATAAGGTTCATGTGTAGGTGCCCGAGTCACAATGGTTTCCAGGCTCTGTGGAACCACAGTCCATCCTGTGGTTTCTAATCTAGTATCTGCCAGGCGATTGAGTTTAAGGTCTTGCACAGCAGCCACTGATCCTGCTCCGCCGCCGTTGAGATTAATTGTACTACCTTGCAGATTTAATGTGCCGGAACTGTTCCAGTTACCTGTGTTGCTTTGTAATCCCAGCGTACCATCACTGCGTATGCCAATGGTACTCTTACTGTACACAGAAAGTTCAGTAGTAGCATTAAGAGACATTGATCTAGGAGTTTCAATATGCATATCACCTTGACTACGAACATTGAATGTACCGCCGGCAAATATGTTGATGTCTTTGTCGGCGTGCATGTTGATTGTGCCTTGAGTGCGGATATTCACACTGTTGGTAGAAAATATATCAACTGTGCCTTCTCGACCCAGTTCTATCCATGTCTGTCCATTGGCATTGGTAATGTAAAAGCAATCGCCATTATCGCTCATGGTAATCTGATGGCCTTTGGCTGTGCGTATACGAACTAAAGCATCGTTACCATCAAGATCACCATCATCCATCACAAAAGTATGACCGCCTTTGCGACCAATTACTGCTACATCTTGAGGATTTATCTCGCCGCGTTCTAACTGTCCTCGAATGGTTTTAGGATCCATGCCACCTTGATAGATAGCAGTACCGGGTGTGCTGATGCCGTACACAGTGCTTGGACTTTCACGCTGGCTGCTGCTGGTTATAGGACCGCGAATGGGATCTGTGTCTAAGCCTTGTTGATAAAATATTGCCGCTTGCACACTGTGCACAGGTTTGGGTTCAGCAAAATATCTTGGACTGTTGTTTATACCAGGATTGCCATCATTGATTTCAGTAACCGGCAACTGAGCTACATTAGCAAAGGTCACATTCTGTGTGTTGTTGTTGACCACATAGTTTTTTACTGCACCAATTGCAGGTATCATGTGATTGATACCTTGTTCTGGAACCACTCCTAGATAGTAGCCCTGTGTACGATCACCGTTGGCAAAAAAACACAACACAGACACACCAATGTCGGGAGGTGTAAACCACATGCCGTAACTTTGTCTATTACCGGGCGCATAACCGCCGGTACCGGTGCTGGTTCCGCTGAATGGTGTAGAACCATAAAATGGTGGGCAGTAATTGATTGTGGTCCACAGTGTGGGATCGTTTAGCTTGGGTTCACCACGGTTGGTACCCGATTGAACTGTGTCATTGAATGCATCAATGTAAACCTGCAATCGACCGCTGCGTGTGGCGTCCACATTGTTTGTGACTATGCCAATAAAAGGTCCAAACTGCGCAGGATAACCTCCGCGATCAAACTTGAAGTTGTTTGGTATTCCTCTACTGCGTTGTACATTATCTGCCATGTGTTATAGAATCCTATTAACCAAGAAAATCGTCAGATGGTGCTATCTGTTGTGGCGGTGCATTGGTACCACCATCAACCACTGCAGGACCAAATGGATTAGTTACCAAGCCAATGTCGCCATTGCTGGTAGGTGTTGCTGGTGGGGGCACGGGTCTGGTAGGAACTGCCCCCAACAAGTTATTTACAAATGGTGATGACGCAGCGGCTGCGGCTGTGGTGCTCAAATCAAAGGGATTATTGATTGGTGAGTACTGAGTGAGGCTGGTCGCGGGTGTGAGAATTTGATTCCACTGTCGCTGTAGACTCTGTGAAGCGGTTGCTTGTTTTGTTGCATCCTGGGTGGTCTGCGCTGCTGCCTGTTGAGCTGCGGTGGGGAAGTAGGTCATCAACGATCCCTTGAGAGTTTGAGTAAACTTACCTCTTACAAAATCACTAACTACCGAGTTCGCTCTATACACATAACTCTGGGTGGCCTGATTTGTGGGTGGTTTATATGATGGATTACCGGCAGGCAACTCCAGGGGATCTATAAAATTGGGGTCACCGGGCACAGGTGACTGTGCGGCCCAATTATCATTAACGGGGTTGTTTGGATCTGGATTCAGTAAGCCTGTACTGAGATTATAGTCAGTGGGTTTGTTGAACAAGATTTCAAATAGAATATCCTGACTATCAAAGTTAATTGTGCCGTCGGCTAAAAATGCACTGAACTGATACTGGTCTTTGAGCAGTGTGCCGGCAAACGCTTCGCCTTGTTGCAACCAAGCAGGATCTCCCACAATAGTCATGGTAGTGTTGGCCTGATCCGAAGGACTGTACAAATAATCTGCCAAGCTGGCTGCTGGTTCGTTAACTCCAGTATAGGCCCCTGCATCACTTTCATTACTGCGTGGTTGTGGGACAAATCTAATTAGGCTGTTGGCATTGCTGGTTCCCAGCTGAGCCTCACCAGGTCCACCACTCAAGATCAAACTATACAATGCATTGATTTGTTGCTCATAGGATAGTACTGCTGTGTTTTGTCCAGTGAACCAGTAGGGATATTGTTTGTGGACTCCATTGAATTGGCTGGTAGGAAACCACGAACTTTTGGGGTCAGAGATTTTGTAGGCACCGATAGTGTATTTTATCTTGTAGGCGTAATCATTGCGTATAGGATCCCAAGGACTGTAAGGTATGGCCTGCATACCAATCTTGTACCAAGCCACTGTGTTGGCAGGTCGTTTGTTGTACAACAATTGACCAGACACAGGATCATACACAGCCAACTGTTGATCTTGCATGTAAGTGCTGTTGCGTAACATCATGTCTAACACTTGCAAAATTTGTTGTCCGGCCACCACAGCAACAACCTGTGTGTTGTAGTCTATGCTTTGTTTGTCTGGCAACTTTTGATCCGCTGCATTTTTTCTACTGGTAGAAGCAGTGCGCGTTTTGTCTCTGTTGATACCGTTTTTTAATAGCTTGGCACTTTCTATGCTGGGATTCAAAAATTCTACTTCGTAGATATCAGGGTAGGTACAAGTTTTTCCCACTTGTTCTTTTTGATATTGATTGAGAGCTGCCATAAGTCCGCGTTTGACCACCAGAGTATTTTTTGGCGCAGCATCTGCCTTGGCCGGAGCTGGTGTGTTCACTGGTACTCCGGCATTGGAAGAAAATTCCACAGGATCTAACGCAGTAGGCTGGTTGCGTGCATTGGCATTGGCCTCTGCTGTGGTTATGAGTTCTGCACTACCAGCCAAGGCATCTTTGAGAGTTTGGCCGCTGAGATCAATGTTGTAGGGAACTGTGCCTCGATTGGTACTGGCAGCTACGAAATAGTTGGGTGAAGTTGCTACTATGTCATATTCAACACCTTTGCTGGCAACTTTGAAAGTGATATTACTAATCATCATAGGATAAAACTTTTCCACAAAGGCTTCAGGATCTGTGGGCGGATCACTGGTAGTTTTGGTTTGTATTATGGGATTGGTCTGAGTTCTTTTTCCGCCGCGTACAAGATTACCGTTTTGATCATAACCATAAAATCTTATGACCAACAGATAAATTTGAGCAGACCAATTTTTCTTCTTGTTTTCTGCACCGCCTAAAAAATCCTGCACCGCACGATCAAGATTGTTTAAGAAACTAATACCATTGGGTTCCAACACTGTCATTCTGATATCGTTGACATTGTGTGCTGCATTGGTCCCGCGCCCAGCAACAAATGAAGAAAGTTGAATGCGATCAATGTAATAATCGTTGGTAAAATATTTGTTACGGCCACGCACGGGTGCGCCACCGCTTTGGAACAACAACTGAGCACCATCTAGACTTTTCTTTTTGGTAGTCACCAGTTTTTCATAACCTGCTCGGTACATGAGGTATACTGATGCTGAGTAGGTATAACTGGCATACTGATCTAATATATTGACCTGAGGAACGATTTTTTGATTGGCAAAAATGTCATCAATTTCCACGCCCACCGCTTTTTTATTACCCCCATCATCACTGGGAGCGCCTACGCCAGGTGATCCACCACCGGGTATGGCTTGAGTGGCTGTGGTTCCTGCGGCAATATTTCCAGCGTCAGCTGGTGTCCCTAGAAAAAATTCTTCAGCTTGTTGAGCTGTGGCCAATCCCGAAACAGATTGGGTTTGAGAAATAGGTCTAACAGGAGCATTGGTTCCTGTGTCCACTCCATTAGGAGCAGGTGATGTGTCTGCGTTTGTTGCAGGATTGGTGGTAGGCGCAGTTTCGATTCTACCACTGGGCGTGAGTATTTGTGGTGGGGTTGCGGGATTCTGAACCACTGCACCCGACACGGCGGCCGCTGCATCATCTTGGGCTACTTGTCCTGAACTGGCCGTGGGCCTAGGTGGAAACTGTGAATTGATTTCAGTAATCAGCGCATCTTGTTGATTGAGAATGGCAGTTTGTCTTTGCGCCAACACAGCAAGTCTATCAGCATTGGCACCACTGGCAAGATAAGCAGGTTCTAATCGAGCGATTTCAGCTCGAACCTGCGCCAATTCAGCTTCCAGCGCACGAAGTTGAGCATTGAGTTCTGCTTCTGTGGCCATACTTAAATTCCCAATACAGAATTTAGTGTTGTAATTTTAGGCAGATATATGATGGTTTCTGCTTTGAAATCAAACGGTGGTGCAGTCAAGGTATTAGGATTGCGTTGATAAAATACCCACCACAAATTACTGTTTTCATAAAGATCATTGGCCAAGAGATCTGGTCTATATTGATAGGTAAGGTTGATCTTGAACTGCAAATCATCTGGCAATTTGGGTATGGGTCGATTGACCATGACATCCAAATAAAATTGCTGATACCCAGTGGTATAGTAGGCACTGGCAGTGGTATAGTTAGCGGCCATTACCAGAATCCACCTTTGAGTAAGTTGCCATTGGCAAAGTTTTCTAGACTAAACTGTTGGCTGACTTGGCTTCGACTTTGCATGGGCAACAGTGTGATATCGATATCCATTTTGGTAGGAACATAGGTAGATCTGCCATCTATGCCAAACGGCGGTGCATTTGCAGGTATACGCAACGGTATGGCCCCTCTGCTCATACCTGCATTGAATAGTCTGTACAGTGCACCGGATAATGGATTGGTGGGCAAATTTTGTCCGTTAGTATTTTGGTCTTGATTGAAATTGCCATTGACCATGTTAGAGCCTGCTCTTATATAGTTGACATCTGCGGGCAGGTTGTAACTAAAATTACTGACCACACAAGGAGCTTCGCTGAACTGGTATTGTCCAAAACCCGACAAATAGACCAATGGAGGTGGTGCACCACGCAGGGCGTCTTGACCATAAAACATCTTGGTCACACTGCGGAAAAAATGTATCACTGCTAACAAATAGTCAGCTTCGTTGGTGTCCTGTGCAGTGAATACACCTTTGATATTGATAGCATCCACATAACTGTTTTTGTAAAAATATCCGCGATAGTTTGAGTGTATCAAATCATAGGCGTCGTACTGTGCTTTGTAACTGGTATTGACTGTGGGTGTGTAAGGAAATATCACACCGTCTGTGCTTTTGAGTGGTGACAAAATACCCGGAGCAGGAGCGTTATAAAGATAATTACTGCGTGGTGCCAAACGCAATCGCACACGCCAATCACCCAAGGACCCGCGATTCATGCGTTGATCAGCAATGGTTTGTCTGTTTTGTGCTTCTAGTCGCAGGGCCTGTTGAATTGAGGCTGTTTCGGTAGTGGGATCTTGCCCTGGCGCAGTAACCAATGGAGGAACGCCTGCACCTAGTTCATTAGGATCGATAACATCCGCTGGTTGGGTAACTACGCCCTCTAGAGGATTATCTAAATTTGGTTGATATGGCACATCTTCTGGAGGCACATCCTCTGGCGCTAGATTTTGAAAATCTCCTGCTTCTAGTGCATCACGGTTGGCTACATTTTGGGCATCCAAAGCCGCTGGGTCTTCAGGGCCTTCGGGCACTGGTGCTTCAGCTGTTTGAGCTCTCAAAGTATATTCTGCTGTGTAAGTTCCATCATTGTTGAACTTGATATTGACAGAATTAAAAGTATTTTCGCTGGTGATTTGTGGCCCCAAGGTATTTCTGGCATCCACTTCAGCCTGTGCCAGTGCTGCTGCTCTAGCCTCATCGTAGGTAGCTGCAGTGGCATTTGATGTAAATGCCTGTACTGGACCCACTCCTTGAACCGGAGCTGGCACAAACGGTGTGACATTGGCCACATCCGTGGCATCGGCAAAGATTACCGGTGCAGGTGCCGGCACAGGGTCTGCTGCAACAGTAGCAGGGACTCCATCAATGCTGACAGCAGAGGGTGTGGTAGTTGTAGGCATACAGTATTTACTCAAATCAAAATAGGCAAAGTTTAAGAAACCGTTGACAACTGCAAGAAATATGCTATACTAAGTAAACTATTAGGAGATGTTCAGTGTCACTAGCCACTACAAAACCCCCAACAAAAGTAAACTATCTAAACAATCGAGACATATTAAAAGAAATACACCTAAGCAAGAACACCTACTGTTCTTTTAGAGATCCTGCTAAAGATCATCAATACGACATTATCCTGCCCAGCTTGGCCAAAATCAACATGCGCACCATTGCCGAAGCTAGACGCAATCGTGCTGACCGTTTGAAGCGCGAAACTGGACAGGAAGTTGATCCCAAAAAGATTGCTAACACTGACTTGGTGTTTCGTATCACCTGCTGGGAACACATACCCATGGCACCCAAAAAAGTGCCCAAAGCACAGGCCAAAAAGCGCAAGATTGAAGATATCTTTGAGCTGGATGAACCACAAGAAGATGATCCATTAGCCGAGTTGTTGGAAGTACCTGTGTTAGATGACACACATATCAGACTGAACTTTCCACCGTTCTATCACTATCGCTTGGACAAAAACAAAAAGCCATTCTTGGTGGGCAAGAGCCACTGGCGGGGCGATTTAAAGACTGGCGAGTTCTGCAAGGATCACGGTGCCATG